AACAGATCATCGACACGCTGTTCAAGTCTTGTAATTTGATCCTTAATCGAACTTCCAGAATTGGGTTTCAATTCTTGTAAGTAGGATTTAATAACCCAGCGCAGACCCAGCAATAAACTTGTTGATACTCCGCATACGCCAACGGCTATACCAACCCATTCGTTGGCTGTCATTTCGCATTGATTCCATAATCAACTTCGCTCCCTGATTTTGGATCTAATGCTTTTGCCAATGGTGCAACCAATGCTCCAGCAAGGATTGCAAACTCTGGTCGGATGTCAGCAACAATTGCCAACAGGACAGTAATACCGGAAGCAGCCACAGCTCTTAAATATGACTTAATTGCTGCCTTGTGTTTGTTTGATAGTTTCATGCTTTGCCTCCTAGTAGTGGGATGTTAAAGAATTCTCCAGTTTGTTTTGGATGAAATGAAATATGAATATGCTTGATGTGGGGATTTATGCCCTTGTATTTACGCCAACGCCAGTTCAAAAGATTGCTGGCAATACGATGATTATGGATTACATACTTGATGCGCTTATCTGTTTTGCCAGCAATGCGAATTTGTTCGGCAAGATAGGCAGACATGCTTTCGGCTGCACCAAGATCTGATGTAATGTCAATGGCACAAACCTCGCCTGAAGGCAAGGCGTTGTGATCCGATTTTACTTTTTGATGCCTAGCGTCCGAAATCCAACCATCCGATTTTCTAGATCTATCAGCAAAGCAATCATCTATCTGCTCACGCAACTGAACTGCTGCCTTTGACAACCAAGGTTTCATTACAAACCTAGAGCTTGTAAATCCTCAACAGTTAAACCAAGTGCTGCAAGTTTAGCCTGTGCTGTTGCTTTGGCTTCTTCTTGCGCCAGTATTTCAGCATCACGCTTTTCTTTCGCTGCTTGATCTATTTTATGCTGATTATATTCTGCCTCAGTATATTCACGCTCTGAAACTAATCCTGTTTCACAATTGACAACGGTTCGGATTAACTTTGTTTTAGCCATTATTTCACCCCATATAGAACATAAGTGCCGTTTGTAAAATTACCAGTATCTAACAATAAATTGAGTTCAGTTATTGGTGCATTATTTGATGTATTATCAAAACTCCATTGACTATCAAATATTTCCCTATCACCAGAACCTAATTCACTTTGTGATTTTATATCACCAAATGCAAATATAGCTGAGGTGTAATTAAACACATTAACAAGGCTGAGATTACGATAATTACCAGCATCTGCTTGAGCGCCAGTTAAATAAACAAGCGAATCTGTATTTTTACTAAATAATGCAGTAGTTGTTGTTCCACCACTTGTGTTAGTGCCTCTACGGCCTGACATAAAATAATTATTTGCAGATTGGTTGTTAACTCTAAGATATACATTTGAATCGGCAGAAAGTTCCCAGTCAATTAAAACTAATTGAAGGTGAATGTAACCTTGATTTATTGAAGTTAAATCTAGCGTGCTAAGAGAACTTAAACTTCCAGTTGCTAATGAGGTCATTCCACCCGCAGCAGGAGCAGCCCATTTAACTCCTAGACCTTGTGCGGAATCTGCCGTAAGAACATGACCATTTGTTCCTACCGGGATTCTAGCGTCAGCTGTATCGAAACCAAACAAATCACCTTTTGTTGTTAATGGTGTTTGATCTGCTGTTGTTGCCCATTCAGGAGCGGTTGCACCAGAATTTACTCGCAATACTTGATTTGCAGTTCCTAGAGGTAATCTGGTATTCACATTTGGCGTAGATGATCGATATTCAATATCGCCAAGAGTTGTTGATGGGTTTAAATTTTTAGTTGTCGTATCAACAGATGAACCAAGCGTGCGAATTGCAGCTGCGCCATCCTTGACCAGAGCTGTGTCATCTGGTGTTGTCCAGCCATAATTAGTAGTGGTTGCCATATTATCCTTTATCTCAGGCTACGATTGTAGCGTATTCCCATGTCAAAGTTGGATCAATTGTGTTCCATGCCTCGGTAATTGGCACAGTATTCCAGCGCATCGCCACTTGGCTAAACGCCACCGGTGAAAGATTGATGGTTAGGAATAATTCATTGAACCTTGTGCTCCATCGCCAGCCCTCAACATAACCTTCAAAGACCCCATTTGAGATCTGAGTTGGCAGGTTTTGAATGTTTAAAGGCTGACCCATAAACACACCTAAAAGGTTGTCCCGATCGCTGTTATCAATTTGAGGATTGGTTATAGGAAAAGTTATTGATTGAAAGGCTGCTAACGGAAAGGCACGCTGAGCAATATATCTATCAGCAACTTCTTGGGCATCTACACCTGAATGAATAGCAGAGTTAATGTTTTCAGCTTTGTAACCATATAAGCCAATAGATTCTGCGCTCGTGGCAGTTGCCTGTGAATTAAAATTATTTCCGTAATTGATATAAATGTCATTGCGAATATCTGCTGATCTTGTGATGGTTGATAATCCCTGACCTAAAGCATGCTTGGCATCTAAATCAACATAACCATTGGCTATTAAATAAGTTTGCCTATGGTCTGCATCTGCATAACCAATGTCCCCATTAGGTGCTTCATAAAGATAACCAAATGCGCTATCTGCAATGAAACTTGCAATGTTATAGACAGTATCAGGATCGGCTGATCTGCTAGACATTGTATAAAGCCCTGGTTGATCGATTTCGCCTAAACCTTGATTACCTGCCGTTGCCCAAGTTTCTGTTGCGTTATAGGTCGCCCATGTTGTAGCTGCTGGGACATCATTCCATAATGCCAACAAAACGCTAGATAGCAACTCATAAATCTGGTCGCCATCCTCATCTTGTGAAAGATTGTCGTTGTAAATTTCTTTGGCAAGTTTAACTAATGAACCCATTGCAAGGATTGTGTAATTCACAACAGTTGCCAATGATCCAGTTGCCCCAACCTCAACAGTTACATCAGTAACATCTCCACCAAATAAATTTACATAAGTTCCGGAACTATCTTTAACTTGCAAACTTAAAGAATCATTAATTTGAAAAGGCAAGGTTTGATTAGATAAGGCTACTAAAGCAACCTGCAAATAAGATGGATTAGGTTGAGTATAAATATCATCTCGACCGGCTTGATGGGCAATATCGCTGATAGCAATGTCGGTGTAATCAACACCAGCAACAGTTAATTTCCAGTCAGGTGTCCAGACTGTCATTATCGAGCCCTGGTTATCCCGCTGTTATATAGCTGTGGAACTGATCGGGATGCGCTTTGATTTAATACTTTTGCAACGGCTCTTGCAGCACCTTCAGAATCTACTGCTTGAACTGTAATGTTAGTGACTGCTGTTGTTCGGTTCTCTCTAGTGTTTGCTGGAACTGCTGGCAATGGTGCTGCGCCAAGCATTCCTAATTGACTTGCACTAGGGGAAACATTTGGAATATATCCAACATCTCCTCCCGGCTTAATGATATTAACAACTCTAATTGCTTGATTTGCCAACTCTGTCAATCCGCCAATAACTTCACGAATAAAGTTAAGCAAGCCCTTTAATATATCTGCGAGTCCGCCAATTCCTTTGCCAAATGTTTCAGCACCCTTTTGGCTTTGTGCTAGTCCTGCACTCAAGCCTTCATCACCAGTTAATCCTGCAATAAAGGCATTTAATGTTGGAATGCCGGTGTTATTTAAAAAACCAATAAATTGCTCAACTGCTGGAAGTAATGCAACGCCTAACGATTCCTTGGCTTCATCAAATCCAACTTTTAATCGATCGATCTTACCTTGGAATGTTTCAGCGTTTGCAGCTGCTGCGCCACCATAAAGATCCGATAATCTTTCCTGCACTTGAGTAAATGACAAAGTGGATAGTTCCGCCTTAGATAAACCAAGACCCAATCTGCCAAGAGCTGTGGTATTGCCATCCTGTGCTCGACCTAATGCGTTTGCAACAGTTTCTAATTCAATGCCACGACCCTTAGCAATATCTAAAGCGAGGTTTAATAACTTTTGCGCTTCCTCAGTTGATTTTGTAGATACTGCCAACCTCTGCATTGCTGGACGAAGTTGGTCATCAGCCACCCCAGTCGCTAAAGATGTTTTAAGAATCATTGCCTCAGTTGCCGCTATTTGGGCATCAGTAGCCCCTGTGGCTTCTCTTAAAGCATTAGCCAACCTTAACTGTGCTTGCTCATCCTCTATTGCAGCCTTGACCCCATCAATGGCTAATTTAGTGCCATAGGCAACGGCAGCAGCAGCAGCGACTGCAAATGCAGCAGCAGCCTTCTTGCCAAACTCTGAAATTTTGCTTGAATTACTTTCGACCGCTTTGTCGGCTTCGCCTAGCTTCTTTTTTAAGTCATCAACATCGGCAAGGATTGATAACTTTAATGTGCGATTACCGGTTGCCATTAGACCCATTCCTTAATGATGCGATTAAAAGCCTGTTCCCATTTGTTAATCAATTCAGGCTGAATTTTGCGAAGGGTTGGATAGATAAACCAACCTCTTGAACCTCTGCCTTGCCGTCCTGAATATGTAGGGAACTGCTTGAACTTATTAGATCCAAACTCAACTCCACCCCATAGGGTTTGCGTTGTAGCACCACCTGAAAACTTTTGTCTTGCGAAACCATAACGGAACTCACCGATTTTACTGGATTTAGAGATGCTAACGCCTTCTGCGACTCTTTCCGCAACTTTGCCAGCCTTTGTTCGAGTTCGAGCTGCTTGTTTAATTTCCTCTGATGCAAAATACGCCAGAGCAGCAGATTGAGTTCTTGCTTCCTCTGTTGCTTGGTCATCCATAAGTTTAAAAGCCTTGTAAATATCACGCAGATCGTTTTTATTGTATGCAATGGTTTCTTTAGCCATTCCTTGCCTCCAATATCTCGATCGCTGTTAATATGTCATCCGCATCAACCCATTCACTCATTGGTATCTTTGTGGCAATTGCCAACTCGACCAATAACCTGTTTAGGCTTCCTGCTTTATGGCTTTTGGGTTTGCATCACCAACGATGACATCCGCTACTGTTTCCATCCAAATATCCATTGGTTTGATGGGCTTATCTCCTGCAAGTTCACGCTTATGTGCATGATAAGCAAGAAACATAAGATCCCAGATACCCAACTTTTCGGATGCCTGACCAATAGTATTTCCTGTCTGCTTTTCCCATTTAGCCCACTCAGGCGGTTGTGCAATGTATGTTGCTTGGTCGCCTGAGTTATATTCAATTGTAATTGGTAACTTCATTTGTTTGCTCCCGTTTTATTTTTTAACTAAAGGTTTCGGTTACTGCGCCCTTAGATACTGTGAATGTGAATGATACTGTCTGAGCATCAACACCTGAACCACCTGCGGTTGGAAACTCAGGCTTTACTGGAAACACAAATTGTGCTCCGGATGCAGCTGTAAGTGTCATGCTGATGTCTGTATCTGGTGCACTTTCAGCAGCAGTCCATAGAGCCTCACAAACTGAGTTTGCCTTGCCCCAATCTGCCAACATGTCCAACTGGAATGTTCCTGAAATGTTTGTGGTCTTGTAAGCCTCGCCCTCCATGGTCTGATAAACCTGACGCTCATTGACCTTGGTTAGAACTGCGTTTGTCGCTTGTGCTTGAATATCTGTTCCACCTGTGAAAGATAAACCAACATCACGACCGGTAATTACGACTGTTGCCATGATTTCTCCTTATATTGTTTGCGTGTAGTAGGTAGATACTCGAACATCTGCGATAAGCAGCGTTGATGCACCAACTTGGGTAACTGTCGGTCTTTCAACCGAGCTGACAATATATCCAACTGGAATTACTGCCAGAACACTTATTATCAATTGCTCGATATTGTCGAGCGATGCAGGATTGCTGTTATATGCAACTGCAACTGAAATCGTAAAATTAATCTTTGCGCGAATATTTGATTTGCTAATCGTTTCAAATTCTAGATATGGGCTATCTGGAACAACTACTACTGCTGGAGGAATAACTGTTTCAGGCACAAATGCATAAACATTTCCTGCAACGGTGGCTAATGCACTTGCTAAAGGTGTGCGAATCTGTTGGAGGATTGTTTCATTAGGCATTTATTGAGCCATGCTTTCGGTATCAATATATGAGCCAAGTAATCCAACGCATTTATTAAATAATGATCTACCCATTCTGAAAGGTGTAGCTGTAAAATCTACTCCTTCGATTTGTCCTCCGCCTGCAAGTCGGGCTTGGAAGACTTCAACTGAAACTGTGTAAACGGCTGATTGAACAGCTGCATTTCCAACATAAGTTGATCCGCCAGAAAGGGCAGCAACTCCGGATGGGATGACATTAGCCTCGAGTATATCGGCATTAGTGATCGATTGCGAAAAGGTATATTGTCCAAGATTATCTGCCAACACAACTCTTGTTCCGTTGTATGGTGATCCGCATCCTGTGATGATGACTGATTGTCCTTCGGTGAATTCATGTAT